ATAGTACCACTTAACATATCATCCAAAATCACCAAAAATTTCTTCTTGAAAGCAGCGTCGACACCAATATTATCCATCAAACCCTTATAAAAATGAACTAACGTCCTCATAAGTTTCGGATGAACTTTTGTGTCCCAGCCACTAACATCAAGGGATACATAGCGAAAACCCTTAGGAGCAATACCTCTATCTGCCTCAAAATAAGCAGCCAGTTTCCCAGCACCATTGTGCATCCAAGAAAACCCAATACCACACCAATCAAACTCTCTGTTCATAAACTTACACCATGGTTGAAGAAACAACATAGCGATTAACAACGTAGAAAATCCTGAGTAAACTATGAGGCGTCCAGAATCAGGTTTTGAAACCTCCTGAATCTTAGCCCGCCCAGTCGTATACCATACATGATCCCTCATATACGCTTCAAAATCTTCATCATTGTCTAGCATATCACACGCCTTGCGGGTAGCATGATACCTTTCGTCACGTTTTTTCTTGCCTTGGGGGTAAGGATACCCACACGCTGAACTCAAATCAATTAATAAATTATCAAACATCCGTCCTCCAACAGATGTGATTACCTCAAGCTTAAGATTATCAAATTCATCATGTGAAAGTACATCATTCAAAACTGACTGCGTACACAATACTAACTCTTCGTCACTAGCTTCAAAAACATTAAAAGAGGCGAACCTCTCTATATATTCTAACTGCAACCGCAAAGTAGGATTGGTACGTTTGTACGTGGAAAAAGCCTCCACACACTTTCTGGGGTATTTCCTATCGTAAAAATGTTTTAAGAAATTGTCGACAGGATGTATAACACCATAAGCGTTAGTCAGTTTGAAATCATTAATACCTCTGTACATAAGTTTAGTACGTAGTAAAAAATCATTGTAAAGGTCACGAGCCTTAGATCGTAGCAAGTGTCGGTTGCGGGTATAGTGACAATCCCAAGAGATTGCCCCCCCTGTGAACCAAACCAATACAATGAAATTACAAAAATGATTAATTGTAATATTGGGGCATTCAATGCCATACCAAACTTCTTCCCAACGAAGGAAAGGAAGCATAACATAATACCATAAAATGAATGCAAAAATATTGTAAACATTTAAGGAGTAACGAGGTCTATTCTCCATATCCCCGGGATACGTTCGTTTATTACTATCCTTGAACGAAACCATTAGTCA